AAGGAAATTAACCAATCTTCTAATTTATCATCAGGTATCTCTTCTTTTTTATTCCAAAGTTCTATATAAGTTTTTGATATAATCTCCCAAATAATATCTTTATCATAATTATATGTTGTGTTAAGCTCTTTGTACAAAGATTTATAAGTTAGAAAAAAAATGTCCTCAAACCCCTCTTTTTTTACAAATTGATGAGTAAGTAGTTTGTTGCTTTTTCCTCCTACCTGAATGCACTTACCTAAATAAAGCTTTTTTCTCTCCTCTTTTGTTATCATCTATGGCTCTCCTTGTACATTTCTCCTCTCCCTCCGTAACGAAATGCAAAATTTATTTTTGATTTTTTAGGGAAAAGAACCGCGCCGTTTTCCGCCCCGCATGTGGCCTCCCCCTCTGGTAGTACCTATAAAAATTTATTCAAACAAAAAAAGAGCATAGTATTTAGGAAAATTTCCCTTAACCACACTCTCTTGTGCATAAATATCAAGTGACATACTTATATGTATGCAAACTCTTGTCTGTTTACCCGTCACTCCATACTACCACTATAGCATAATCAAAAGTACTTTTAGGTTCTTTTTTGTACTTTTAAGTTCTTTTTTGTCCTCTTTTAAAACGATATTGACCTTACATATATGAGTTAGCCATATCATATGCCTTCAGCCGCTTCTTTATAGCACCATCTATTGGCAAGTCTTCAGCACCATATCTCTCAAACGATTCCATAAACTTATTATCTCTATAATACTCATCCGCAAATGCTTTGAACTTTTCTTGCTCTATCTGCGTAGCTTCATGTGGGAACAAAAATGTTGCTCCTTTGTTCTCGTCATATACTTTCATTGCAAAGTAAATAATCCGCTCCTTTACTGATAGGGAATAGTAATATCTAGCATGTGCTTCTGCTAAGCTTGCATACAACGGTATATATACCTTGAGTTCACAAATATATTTTTTTATAAGCCATTCTGACACCCCAACTTGATGCAACGGTTCATTGTTCTCTTTTCTTGCTAAAAAGATACTCGCATCTTCCATAGTAGCATCTCTAGGAATTATCACACCAATTCTCCTTGCATATCCCAGTTGTTCATCTGATGGCATTCTATCCAGTAACTGTTCGCAATCATACGGTCCTAACAGACCACTGGCTTTTTCTATGTCTTCCACGGGGGCTCCTCTAAGCCAAGGGAATGTCTCGCTCTTTCTCCTGTTTGTATTTGGATTTATTCCTGCAACCTTATACCATGCACAAGCTATATTTTTCTCACTGTTGCCTATAAATCCCTTATTATATGCTATTCGGCTTGCTTTGACATTTTGCTTTATTTGATACATTCCTAAATTTATATCATCAACCCACTTTTCCAAGGCAGAATTAAAATAACTTGATGTCTGTATAGTGACACTGTCTGTATCTGTTTGTATTGATAATAATCCCAATGAAAGGAATTTAGCTCTCTTATAGGTCACTGACTTTATCGTATCTGCCCTTATCATCCTTTCTTTGCCCAGTACTATATATCTTATCCCCTCAACACTTATATATATTTTTACTGGATTAGTCTCCAGAGGCCTCATATAATCACTTTCTGACTCTTTTTCAACCTCTACTATATCTTTCACACTCAACGGTTCCGTCTGATTAGAGAATCCAAGTTTTTCCTGCATCTGCCTAAGTCCTTTGTTGTGATTCGATATAAAGTGAACTACATGTTCCTCACTATCAGTAGTTATTTTTAAATATCCATATTCAGTAACTGTACCCTCAACTACTTCGAATGCTTTTATCTGACTTATCGTTATTGTTCCGGATTTCTCTTTTTCAGAGTAGACAATCTCTATATCGTTAATGCGAATTTTTGATAAAAATACACTGTCAAACTTTAAATTCATAGGATCTCCCCCTATCATTTTTCTTTTATTTTACATTTATATTCGAGGGCAAGTCAATTAGATATTTTGCTTTTAATGCATTGTTTTTAGAGTCTGCACCACTTCACTTTTATTAATCAGCTCATCTATCCCTTGATTGTAGTATTTAAAGCATGGAGTTTTAGTCATACACATTTCCTTGCAAATTCGCTTCCAACTCATACAGTCTATGTGTCTGTATTCAAGTATACTTCTCTCAACAGAATCAATCGGTAAGAAATCCATAAACTCCATAACAGCAAGCATTGCTTTTTGAACCTGTGCTTGCTGTTTGACGATTCTCTCCTCAATCTCCATTGCTCTCATAACAGCATTTTCAGTTGAGGAGATTTGGCTTCCACTTTGACCTCCCGGCACAGGAGAATATTTCACTCCTTGCGTTCCGGACATTTCTTCTCTAAAGTTTTTAAGCCTTATTTCCAATTGTTTTCGCTTTATCTTCGCTCTGTAGTATTGACCAAGGTACTTTTTTAAAGTCACTTTCAACTCTTTATTATCAGTTTGCATTATCCTCTCCCTTTGCACCAAATTGATGCTTAAGCATACATTCTGTACACATACCCGTATATCCTAAACTCTTTAGTACCCTTGCCTGTGGCATTTCAAAACACTTACAGTTGCATACCGGACATTGAAGCAAATTCCACCCTTTTCTGTCCATTGCCTGCAATCCGATGTTCTTAAGCAATGGCATTGCATATATTTTATTCTTGCTTTCTGAGGCTTTATTCATCATCACACTCTCTTTCTAAGTTCATCTTTTAGAATTTCTGCAACTTCCTTTACCGAAGTCACAACATATGCCCTGCCGCCGGATTCATTTATCCAGTCAATTGTTTCTTTCTGAATCTTACTAAGTTTCCCAATAAATGGACGCTTAACCTCAAAACCATAATACAGTCCCCTTATTATACAAGTTATATCAGGAATCCCACTTACTGAATACGGACCGGCTGCTTCTTTCCACACGGCAGCCCCAGGAATATTTTTATTAATCCAGTCCATTATCTGCTTTTGGAAATACGATTCTTTTGGCATATGCTCCCTAATATAGACTTCAGCTTCGTACATGGTCTTCATTTTGTACCTTTGCATTATGTAATCCTTAAGCTCATCATAAGAGTTGAACTTTGTATAATCTAATTTACCACGAGTATGGTACGTTCTGTGTATTGCAATATCGGCAGTTGGATCCTTATATCCTTCTCTGTTTCCCATGTTCTCTCCTCATATTAGTGTCATAGTCTTGAAATATTTTACAGTCATAACAACTTTTAGATTTTTCAATACATTCTTTTTTCAATAACATACACGTCCAAGGCAAATATTGATTATCATCTTCCTTGGCTTCTTCTATAAGTGTTGCCAGCACTTCCGCCATACTCATTGCTCTACCTCCTCTAAATACTTACTATAAATTTCACTAATTCCGGTTTTAACATCTTTAGCCAGTTCAACCACTTTATCCACATTGTATTCCTTAAAGATTAAATCACTGCACTGCCTAATAATCCCCTCATCCTTTTTCTTTTCGACAAACCTGCTTATATCTTCCAGACATTTATATCCTCTTTCATCTTTGACAATCAGCAAGTTTTCTATCAGTATCTCATCTATCAGACCATCAGCTATTTGCTTTATTTCATTTTTCAACTCCATGTAAGACTTTTTATACTTCGTCATTAGATCCTCTTTAGGGACATTTAAATCATTCCTCTTGAGTTTCTCTACAAGCCTTTTGAGTTCATCAATCCGATTTTTTAAATCCATTTTTACTACTCACCTATTTCCTACTACACACCTGCGAAAAACCTTAGGTGTGTAGTAAAAATGGCTCAACTACGCCGTTTGTAGGCTTACTACACACCTACACACCTAATTTTTGACATACACCTTGTTTTTTTTGCAAATTTGGTGACTAGGTATCACCACTTTCCACTGAAAAATATATTGGTATATAAATGTGTGTATAGGTGTTATAGGTGTGTATAAGTGTTATAAAGCCTTATTTTAAGCCATTCTTACTACACACCTGACTACTCACCTGACTACACACCTAATTTGATTTTAAAATAGGTGTGTAGTAACTTCCGTTATATTCAATATATTTTAACACTAATATTTTAATATTTTTATGCATTCATACAGTCACCAAATTTGCTCCAATTTCTTAATTTGGTGACCTTTTTTGAAATTTGGTGACTTCTTGATTTTGCACAATCTAATCGAATGGAAGCTCCATTTGCTCAACTTGATTCCACCCACCTTCCATCAGATTTCCATTCTCATCTACTGCCGGCTCACTTTCCTTAACAAGTTTGCCAAGATGAAATTCTACAAACCTGCACTGCCTGTTATTAAACCACTTAAATACCGAATTTTTTGTTCCTCCGCTTTTGCTGGTCGTTGTTCCGATCAGGTTTTTATCTGCCAGATATTTCATAGTCTTTCTGGATGAGTATCCTGCCTTTGTAAGTGCTTGAGTGAGCATTGATGGAAATATATACACTTCCGGTCCTTGTATAAGCCCTAGGCATGTGCCATATACCCTTTCTCCGAAACTGTCTTTATTTGAGAGAATCCAATCAATGATATATTGTGTGGCATTTTCATTGACATCACCAACATCCGCATCCATTTGCTCTTTTAGGATGCTTCTTGCCATCGCCTTGGCTCTTTCCCATGACTCAGGAGCTATCTGTAATGCTTCAGGATTGTCCTTAGCCTCTTTAGTGTCAAATTCTCCGACTTCATATCTTTGAAGCCATTCTGAGCCCTCAAACAGCCATGTATCTATAATTGCATCAGTTAGTGCTACTGCAGCAATTCCTGCGATATGCGAACCGCTCTTGCCTTTGCTTAATTGATATACGAATTGCATCATCTCATCATATTTTGATGTTATGCTTCGCTCATCCGTATGCATTAACATCCCTATAAATGCCGGACCTGCCCAGCCACAATTTATAGCCGATTGCTGGTGCATCATAGACGCTTCTCTTTCATCATCAAATGGACCGCCATATATCTCAAGCACACGGGTGCTGACACCGGTCTGGCTCGTTTCTGTTGACAGTGGCTCCTCACCTGTAGCAAGAGCGACCGTTCTCCATGTGTGCATTGCCTGAATTCCACCCGACTTTGCTCCTCGTATCTTTCCTGTACCGCTGGCAATCATATAGACGATCTTCTCTAAGCTGTTTTGATTATTTCCTGCAAGCTGCCTCTCATCAATTCCCAAAGGCAGATCACAGTAAAAGCTTGCGGTCCTCTCAAGTCCTACCTGTGTGGCATTAAAATTTACCATCAACCTTTCAGGATCTCCCCATGCTGACAATGCCGCCTTTAGTCCTGCAGTCTTTCCACCTTTAGAGCCTCCCCAGTTATATACAAAGAATATTCTCTGTTTAATTATTCTAAGAAGCGGAGCAGTAAAGCCTGCAGCTAAAATAAATCTGAACTTATCTCTCTTCCTGTGTGGTCTCATCATATCAAGCCAATCCTTGAATGTTCCATTCTTGCAATATGCAGTGGCCAGTGTTCTTTGTGACGGATCAATATCAAGAACTATGTCATCATCATGTCCGGGGATGAACCTTTTCCCCTCCTGCCATCCGAATGTTGATGTAGAGTCAGCCTTTCTTATGATGTCTATGTTCTCTGCCTCAAGTGCTGCTAAAAACTTAACCACCTGCTTTGCGTTCTCCGAAGTGACCGTACATCCAAGATCTGCCAGTGCTGTAATACCTCTTGCCGTGAAGATAGTACTTCTTGGATATATTGCTTTATGCCAGGTGCCATCCCTCTTAAAGGCTACCTCCATTTTTTCTTCTCCGGTCTCCATACTTCTAAGTCTCTTGGTTAAAATAATCGGTGTTCTGCAAACTGTTACAGGTGTAAATTTCTTCTCATCAATCTTACTTATACCCTTATCTGAATAAATCCACCCTTCAGGCTGCCTTAAATTAACAGGTGCTCCCGGTAAAGCTTCAGGAATTGATTCCTCATCTATATCTACAGCTTTGGCATTACTTATGGCTGATTTTATCTTCTTTGCAGCTTCTTCCTTGCCATATTTGATATACACATCTGAAGGATCCTTGCACCCTAAGTTTTTGCAACTCCACTTGTATACCTGTCCGATAAACCTGCCGTCTCTTAGTGCTGTAGTAACTTTATGAATGAATGTTTCGCCACCTTTGTCAGGCTCAACATGGATATATACTTTTAAATCCTGCAGAGTGGTTGCCCACTCTTTTCTCATCATAGAGGCTCCGGGGATTCCAAGTGTACTTATACCCATATACCACATACTCTGACTGTCTGATTCGCCTTCAACTAAGACGACATATCCTGCAGTCCGTATCTGTTCCAGTTTCCACTCTCCATACATGCAGATGTCTTTGCCGGCTCCATACTTCCATCTGAATGCTTTGCCTCCGTACCTCTTTCTGTAGGTCACTTCTTCAGAAAATTCATTAAAGTATGGAATATATAAATATTGAATTCCCTGTTTGTCCTTTTTTGTCTGTAGACAACATTGTTCTTTTAGGAACTCCTCGGGGAGCCTCTTTTCAAGTACATACTGTGCTACGCTGTACGATAACAGGCTCCCCTCAGGCTTCTTATCTTCTTCTGCTTTATAAGCTCCATATTTCTTTAATATAGCTTTATAGGCTTCTTTAGTATCGATACCGTTCAGTTCTGCATAAAATGATGTAAAATTTCCACCTCTGTCTTCAGCATGACATTTCCAACAGCCTGTTTTTAAATCTACTGAAAAGGAATTGTTTTTATCATCATGAAATGGACACAGACCTGTCAGATTATCTCCGGAGATTTTGTATTTTGGGATAATGCGAGAATATTCAGTTTTATAATCGACCAAGTGATCAATGTCCACTTCATCTACACGCATATCAAATCTCCAATCTTTGCTCTACAATCCTTTTTGCCTCTTCTTTTGTATAGTTCTTGTTACTACCCTCAAGTCCAAGTATCCCTGTCATATATTTAATTTCTTCATCCATGCCTTCACTGATTTCTTCATCTACTGTAAGCACAAAGAAAGAACTACACATCTCCATCATCTTTTTGCCGGCTTCCATACCAAAGTCTCTCTCAAACTCAACATTGTCATCTAAAAATCTGGTAAAGTATAGATGTGGTGCTATAGGTATTGCACCTGTATGTATGACTCTCTCACAAGCATATTTAGCAAGTTCAATATTTTGTAGCCTTTCATCTGATGTCTTTGCTCTGTACCTTGAACAAACATATACAAACGGCATCAGTGCAGGATTCTTATTTTCCGTATGCCCTTTTTCGCACTGACCTACATATCTCCAAGGTGCATATTTATTCATTTTTGCTATGGTATCATAAAGTCCAACATCTCCGATTATTGCTGCTACATAATCTATTTGAAATATATCATCTCTTTGAAAAGTTGAATTTTCTGAAAAATGGCAGAATGTTTCAGGATCTACTATTTCTCCTACTTGAATACATTCTCTTTGTTGTAAGTAATCAAAACTTCCATGTAATGGCTTCATAGTTCCTCCTTTTAATTAAACGGCAGTCCCTCATCATTCACATCATCAGGTATGCTCATCCACCCATCATCATCCATGCCTTGATAGTTGTCGCTTTTTGCAGGTTTAGACTTATTATTGCCTGCTGTGGCAGATTTACTTTCGGCAAATTCAACAGACTCTGCAACCACATCAGTTGTATAAACTGTTTGACCTTCTTTGTTTGTATATTTGCCTGTCTGGATTCGTCCTTCAATTACTATCTTCATTCCCTGCCTGAAATATTTTTCAATAAATTCTGCAGTTTTCCCCCAAGCGATTACTCGGGGAAAGTCTGCATCCTGCTGTCCTTCCTGCTTATACTTTCTATCTACCGCTATACTAAAGCTCGCACAGCATTTATCATTTGTTGTGTACCTTATTTCAGGATCACGTACAAATCTTCCGATAAGTATTACTTTATTCACTCTTATCCTCCTTTTGTTCCTCTGCTACTGCTTTGAATTGATCCATCTCACTTAAAGCCTGTTTTAAGAACTCAAGGTCTTTATTGTTCTTATGATTTCCACCAAATTTATCCTTATACCACTTCATCATCTCTTTATTCTTTGAACCGCCAAGTTCCGTTGCCTTTTCTGTAATCTCATCATGTATCTTCTTTACTTCTTCTGCCCTCTGTGCCGGGGACTTGACAGGATCACCGTCGTTTGCCCAATCATAGAGTGCTTCACCTGACTTCTCATCAAGCACTTGAATCTTACCTTCAAAGATGTGAGTGTTATCTTTTACAGCTTCAGCAAGGTGAGTATCCTGATCAATCATCCAAGTAACCATATATTCATATTCAATATCCTTATCCTGTTGTGCTCCAACACCTACTTTTCTTGGAGCCATCTTGCCTCTGCTGTTTGCTTCAAGCACATATTCATCCTTTCCTCTCGCTGTCACTATGATATGTGCCGGTGCAAGCAGGATTTTCTCAATAATCTTCTTATTTTCTTTTTTGTACTTTCCCCAAGCTTGGAATGTATTATCACCCTTAGTGGTAACCTGTACCTGGTCCTGCACCCAGTTCCACAGGTGCGTCATAGAATCTATAATAATGACCTTGTATTCTTCATCTAAGAATGCATCTATAGCAGCAATGTAATAATCAGGACTATACTCTTCAAGACTTATCAGGTCATAGTCAAATTCATTGGCATAGAGCTTATCTCTCATTCCCTCTGTACCTATATATCCTATCTTTGTTCCCTCACCTACTCTACCTGCAATTCCTGTTGCCAGCCTAAGTGCTGAATACGATTTCCCACTTCCTGAAGGTCCGCTGACTAATACCTTGACACAAATTTGTTCTTTTTTTGCTTTTGTAATTGTAAAATTAATTTTTGCCATTTTATTTCTCCTCTACATCTTCAAAATCTTCTTTGTCCGACTCCATTTCATCTATGTACTGCTCTAATGGCGATTTTTCTTTATCATACAAATCAGCAAGTATCCTCTTACACTGTGCAGCAAACTCCATTGCAACCACTCCCATGTCAATGGCTGAATTATATAGCGAACTAACCGTATTTAAAGCATTTTTATCTTCTACCGGCAAAAGCTTAAGGAAGTCATCCATATCCGTTTTTACGCTTTTAAAAGCTTTCTGCATTATGATATAGTGTTCTGCAGATATGCCGTATCCCTCATGTCTGTTTTTTACTTCTGAAAGAATTGCGTCTTCATGCATTTGCTCAAGAGTTCTATCGGCCACTTCCTGCATATTTTCTTTCAGATTATCTTTCCACTCAAAGTAGTTATCCATTAGTTGCTCCCTCCTGACCTGTAATCTTTTCTAAAACCTTTGGAAAAAGGTTTGCATACTCTGTAGTAGAAAAGAAACTTTGTGCTATTGTTTCATTCCCTTCACTGAGTTCTAAATATTTCTTATACATTCGTACAGCATTCTCTAACTTTATAGATTCATCTCGAGCTTTGTCTATAGCTTCATTAACATCACCAATAATTACATTCCTTTGAGCCCATCTTGATTCATATTCAGCCTTTACATCTCTATTGTATTTTTCCAAATCTTCAATACTTTTTAGAGTTGCCCTAACACTACAGTATGTTTCCTCTGTGTATACCTTTTTTTCTGTAATACTATTATTTTGTCGTACGTTTCTTTTCTTCACATATTTGTAATTTGAATTTCCGGAGTAGTAATCATAATCTGTTTCAACGCAAGATTTTAGATTATTTACAACCTTTAAAAATTCTTTTGCTTCAGATTCGTCTTCAAATAAAAATCCGACTACCTGGTACAGAACCACTTCAGGTTCAGGAATAGATGGAAGCTCCTTGTATGTCGGTGTTTCAATTGATAATGGCGCACCTGCATACATACATTCAAA